CTGCCATTTCCGAAATTGCGCCGCGACATGGTGGTATATTTGGTCAATTATCGTCCAGTCTAACAAATCAAAGGGCAGTGCGCATTCTGCTGGCTAGTCCCGCAATGTTTGCATTCGCGATCGACCGGCACGTGCGCAAGTAGCTGAAAAAACGCGCCTTTCGTTTTGTTTCTGCCGGTTTGCGCCGGTTTCCGCCTCACCAAATCGCCCAACCCAATGCTCGTATCTGCGCGACGCAATCGGCGCGCTCGGAAGGAACGGGTATGGGCGAAAAGGAACAACAGGAAATCACTGCTGACACGGGGCCGCTTCTTGGCGGCTGGCTAACCCGGCCGCAGGTTGCCGCCGAGATCGGCGTCTCGGTCGATACGCTTCAACGCTGGGAAACACGACGCATCGGCCCGCCCTGCGTGCGCATCGGCCGCAAAGTGTTCTACCGCGCCGAGGCCTTCCGCGATTGGCTGATCTCGCGCGAGCGCGGGCCAACCACCAGCAAGGCGTCACGCGCCGGTGGCGTGCGATGACCGCATGGCTCCGACTTACCAGCCGATGCGAGGCTCGTATGCTCGCTGCCAACGCGGTACGCCTCGCCTTTTTCGAGCGCTTCGGGACGTTTCCGAGCCCCGACGATCGCCTTTGGCAACTCGATCCGTTCGAACGGCTCGAGCTCGTCGGCGATATCGAACTCAAGCTTGGCGTTGCCTTTCGCGACGCGGATATTGAATTTCTCGAACACCCCTATGACCTGATCGAGCGCGGCGCCGCGGTGCTGATGGGGGCGCGCCGATGAGCGCGGATTCCTTCGCGACCCACAATGTCGGGCACCTGTCCGCATCCTCGCTCAATCTCTGGGCAGCCCAGCCAGCGCTATGGATCATGGAGCGGCTGCTCGGCCGTCGCGCGCCTTCCGGCATCGCGGCGGCACGCGGCAAGGCGATCGAGCACGGCGTTCACCTCGGCCTCACCGATCCTGGGCTATCGCTTGCGGAGTGCATCGAAGCCGCAGAGCGTGAATTTGCCCGACAAACCGCGCTGAGCGCCGATCCGCGGCGCGAGGACGAGCACAGGAAGCTCGCCGGCTGGGTGCGTGGCGCCCTCGCTGAGCTCCGTCAGTATGGTGTCCCGGACGGCTATCAGGAAAAAATCGAGATCCGCCTCGACGATGTCGCTATCCCACTCATCGGCTATATCGACTGGCGCTTTTCCAATCACGGATTGATCGTCGACCTCAAGACAACCGAGCGGTTTCCGTCGCAGATCGGCGATGCGCATGGCCGCCAGGGCGCCGTCTACGCATCAGCACACGGCAATTTCGGGATGCGGTTCGCCTATGCCAAACCCGCGCCGGGCAAGACCGACAAGCGCCAGGTCACCGTCTATGAAATGTCCGGCGACGAAATCCGCCGCCATCTTTCGGCGCTGCGCGCCATCGCGCTCTCGCTTGGCCGCTTCCTCGCGGTGTCGAACGACGCGTGCGAGCTCGCCGGCCTGATCGTCCCCGACTTCGATTCATTCTGGTGGTCCGACCCCGTCGCGCGCGCGGCGGGCCGCGAGGTCTTTGGTTTCTGAAAACGACTCTCAACGCGAAAGGAGAAACGCAATGGGTCTCAATATCGGTGGTTCCGGCATCATCAAGCCGTATGTCAAATACAATGCCAAGGCGGACAAGTGGTTCGTGCGCGGCGAAGACGGCAATGACGCCGAGATCGCGCGTCCGACTTTTGTCATCGACCTCGACAATATCGCGACCGGTTGGCTGCGTTTCCGCGAGGGCCAAGCGCCCGAGCGGGTGATGGACGCAAGCCTCGAACAGCCGGCGCCATCGCCCGGCGAAGGGTTCAAGCGCGGCTTCGTGGTTGCAACCTACAGCCCCAAGTTCTTCGGCGGCGTGGTTGAGTTCGCGAGCGCCTCGATCCACCTCTCGAACGCGGTCAAGGATATCTACGCGCAATACGAGGTCGAGAAATCGAAGCATGCCAGCCAACTGCCGGTCGTCGCCTGCACCGGCTCGCAGCCGATGAAAGACAAGTACGGCACCAACTACAAGCCGGCGCTGCAGATCATCCAGTGGGTCGACCGACCGGCGGATTTGCCGAACGAGAGCCCGGTCGAGGCATCGGACGTGTGGCGCCGTCAGCAGGGGGGCCCCGCCGCAAAGCCTACCGCCCAGCACGTGGCGCCGCCGGCGAAGCCCGCGGCCAACCCGCTGAGCGAAGCGGTTTTCTGAGAACGAGCGACCGGAGAGCGTTCAGCTCTCCGGTTCGCCCCTGCCTTTCCGTCCTTGTCATGTCCACCAACGTCCAGCCGATGGTCGAACCCGATCCGCAACAGATGCGCCGCCACGTCGGCCATCTGTTTGAGGGCTTTCTCGACGGCTGCCATGAGGGGAAGGTTGAGCTTGCCTGGACCGACGGGCGCGATAGCAGGCTCAAGCATGCGGCAATCTTCGGCACCGACGAGCTCGAGGAGCTGGTCGCACGCGCGATCGCCGAGAACCGCAAGCCCGGGCAGAACGTCTACATCGGCCAGGCGCTACGCAAGCCCGACATCGCGCCGTTCGGGCGCTGCAACGACAACGACTTCTTCGCGCTCACCGCGTTCTATGCCGATATCGACGACGACGTAACCGCAACCGCCTCAATCAATTACCGCAACCGCGGCTGTCCGCCGACCGGCGTAGTCATCACCGGCCGCAATCCGCACCTACGTGCGCAGATGCTCTGGCGCCTTAAGGCGCCGATCCAGGAGGCCAAAGCTGCCAGACTGCAAAACCTTGCACTGGCAGAAGCGCTCGGTGGCGACGTAACCGTCATCAATCCAAGCCGCGTTCTGCGCCTGGGCGGATCGATCGCTTGGCCGCTCAAGGAAGGCCGTGTCATCGAGCGCACGGAGTTTCTCGATTTCGACGACGGGCGGCCGAAAGCGTACCTCGCCGAACAGATCGCCAAAGCCTTCCCGCCGATCATGGTGTCGGCGTCGCCTCCGTCACCGGCGCCGCCACACGTCCTAGATGCGCCTGATAATACCGACACCGCGGCCACAGATCTCCACATCGGCTCCGCTCTTTCGGTCGAGGCCTGCCTAGCCGCAGTCCGCGCCGGCGACCACTGGCACAACAATCTCGTCCGCCTCACCGGTCATTGGATTTCGCGCGGCTGGTCGGATGCGGAAATCCTCACCGCCGCCGAGGCGTTGACGCTGCCGGGCTTTACAGTCGCCCAGACCCGTCGCGAAGTCTCCGCCATGATCGCCGGCGGGCGGCGCAAGTGGGGCGTTTCCAACCCGACCATCGAAATCGAGACGACCGATCCCGCCCCTTTCGTCCTCAAGCCGATCGGGCTTCTTGATCCCGCCAAGCGCGCGGCGCGCGACTGGCTGGTGCGCCACCGGTTGATGCGCAAGCACACGACCGTGACCGCGGCGGCACCCGGCGTCGGCAAGTCGACGCTCACCATCGAGGAAGCCGTCTCGCTCGCAGGCGGGATGGATTTCTTAGGCTTCGGCATCGACCGGCCGAGGAAAGTCGCGCTCATCAACAACGAGGAGACGCGCGATGAGCTCGAGCGGCGCATTGAGGCCACCTGCGTCCGTTTTGCGGTCCCATTCCCCTCGATCGCCGAAACGCTCTACCTGCACAGCGGCGTCGACGCAGAAAAGTTCATCGTCGCGCGGCGCGGGCCGAACGAAAGCGTCATCGTCGCCTTGCGCGCCCGCCAGCTCTCGGAATTCCTGCGCGACGCCTCAATCGACCTCCTGGTGCTCGATCCCTTCGTGCAGCTCCACACCGTGTCCGAGAACGTCAACGAAGAGATCGAGCAGGTCATGATGGCGCTGCGCGAGATCAGCGTCGCCGGCAATTGCGCCCTCCACCTCGTCCACCATACCCGCAAGCCGCCGGCCGGCAGCGCGCACCAAGCAGGCGACATCTTCGCGGTGCGCGGCGGCGGCGCGATCGTCGGCGATGCGCATTTCGTGTTCACGCTTGCCGACATGGGCCAAGCGGACGGCGAATCGCTTGGCCTTGCCGAGGCCGATCGCAAGAAATTCATCCGGCTCGATGATGCCAAGGGCAAGCTCGCGCCGCCCGGCAACGCGCTCTGGTTCGAGCGCGAAGGCGTCACCATGCCCTACGGCCTTATCGGCGAGGAAGTCGGCGTGCTAGTGCCGCGCGCGTTCGACCGCGAGCAACGCGGCCCAAGCACGTCCGCGGTCGTCGCAATCCTCAAGGAGATCGATCAGCGCTGGCGCGACGGCAATCCGCTAAGTGCCTCGCCGCAGAGCCCGCGCTACGCCGTGCCGGTGATGGTGCAAGGCCACGGATTGAGCCCACGAGCGGCGCGTCACCTCCTGCGCGAGTGGATCGCGAACGGCATGGTCGCCTCGCTCCCCTACGACAGCCACGCCAAGTCGCACGGCCTCAAGGTGCTGTCATGGCCCGGCTGAGAGCCCTCAAACTCAAAGATTTCTGCGTGCGGAAGTTGCGGATGTTGCTCCGTAACCCATTGAAATCACTGGCGGAGATGTTGTGCGGAGGTTGCGGAGGTTGCCATGCAAGTCATTGATTTTCCTGCGGCGGTTCTGCGGAACGTGCTGTCCCCTTATACCCCTCTAGAACTTCCGCAGCGCTTGCGCGCGCTGCAGAAGTTCTTGTCCCAAAGACTTGATGCTCGGCCGTGCCCTGATCGCCTTCGTTCAGAGGTGTGGTCATGAGCAGGCCTGCCCGAAAGCTCAGCGCCGTCACCGAAGCTCTGGCGCCTTCGGCCTATCGCATCCAGGCGATGGTCGATGGTCTCGACCAGATGGCGCTCGTGATGGAACGCAAGTGGGGCGTCGGCCGCCTGCGGCTGTTGGTCTCGGATTTCCTGCGCGCCAAGTTCGACGAGCAGAAGGATCGGCTCGATACCGCGCTCGCCTCCGGCGATGAAGGCCCCATCACGGTTCAGGTCGAGGGCATGAAGCGCGCGTGGGCTGCGCTTGATCAATCGGCACATGAGGCCGGCGCAAGGCCTCTCGCGCCGCAAGTCTGGGAATGCGTGCTGCCTTCGACCGGCGAGATCGTCTCGCTCGTGCGCAGCCAAGAGGAAGCCCGCCACGTGGCGCGCGAGGGCCGCGTGTTCACGGTTGCCGAGATCGCAATCCTGATCGAGGCGCTCGGCGATGGCGTGCTCGCGGTCAAGCAGAAATTCCCCGGCGCCGCCGTCACCGGCATCCGCCGCAAGGCGCCCGCTGACTGGGAGCGCGGCGATGAAATTCCGTTCTAAGGAGGTGCAAGTGACCGCGCCAAGTTTGTCTACCGCACGTAACGAGATCGTCCCGCCCGCCGTCGCCTTGGGCTCGCGCGCGATTCTCTCGCTCGATCTCGGCACCACCACCGGCTGGGCGATGCAGCTCGCCGGCGGCGCGATCGAAAGCGGCACCACGTCGTTCCGCCCAAGCCGTTATGACGGCGGCGGCATGCGCTACCTGCGCTTCCGCGGCTGGCTGTCGAGCATCGCCGCCGACGCAAAGGGGATCGAGGCGATCTATTTCGAGGAGGTGCGGCGGCACATCGGCACCGACGCGGCGCACTTCTACGGTGGCTTTCTCGCAACCCTCACCGCCTGGTGCGAGCAGAACGCGATCCCCTACGAAGGCGTGCCGGTCGGCACCATCAAGCGCCACATCACCGGTAAGGGTAACGCCGACAAGAACGCTGTGATCGAAGCTGTCCGCGTGCGCGGCTTCAACCCCGCCGATGATAACGAGGCCGATGCCATTGCCATCCTGCTCTGGGCGATCGACACCCACGGAGGCGTGCGATGATGCGGGCGCGCCTTCCCGACCGGCGTGCCGCCGAGACGATCAATATCGAGCACGCCGGCATGCGCTTCACCGTGACCATCGGTTTTTATCCGGACGGACGGCCCGGCGAAGTCTTCGTGCACGGCACAAAGACCGGCTCGACCCTCGACGCTTTGCTCAACGACGCTTGCGTTCTCGTATCGCTGCTCATGCAGCACGGCATCGAGCCCAAGGACTTTGCAACCAGCATGGGGCGACTCGGCAATGCCGAAGCGGCGTCAATCATCGGTGCGGTGGTCGACCTTGCCACAACAGCACACCCTGGCCCCTGCCAAGCCGCGGAAACGCAACCATGAGGTGGATGCCGAAAGGTTACGGCGGCAAGCGCGCCCCGCCGGAACAAGTCAAGCAAAACGGCTGGCGCGACCAGAAAATCCTGGTCGTGAGCGCGGACGATCATCGCCTCACCTGGCCCGAGCGCGAGTTCGTCCGGCAGATCGGCGAGAAGCTTTACGGGAAAGCCGAGGAGGCGCGAAATGGCTGAGCCCCGCTGGACGGTCACGATGCTCGAGGAGCGTTTTGAGGAGGCGGCGCGCACGTTGCGCCGGCTGCCCGACACGCGTGTGCCGGGGTATTTCAATACATGGCCAGCGATTGTCCGCAGCGCGTTCGAGGCGTTCGGTTACGAGCGCGCGCGCATGCCGCGGATTGCACCCTCACCGCAGGCAATTGGGCACATGGAGGAGACGATTACTTGGCTGGCGTGGCTCGAACCGGACGATGCGCGGATCGTCTGGCTGCGCGCCGAGGGCGTGCGCTGGAAACCTATCTGCTGCCGCGTGGGCCTAACGCGCCAAGCCGCGTGGGCACGATGGGTTGCGTCGCTGATCACGATCGCAAATCGGCTCAATTGCAAGTACATCAATGGGGTTACGAAGGGTCGCAGGAAAGGCGTGACCGCAACCATCGACGAAGCACGACGCGACGGCGTGCTTTAGACCGCGCGAAAACCGCAAAACACGTTGAACTTCAGGCTTTGAGATCGGACAGTTTTCGGCAATATTTTCGGCATGATCGCGAGACGCGCGTTCGACGATCGTTAAAAGCTTTTAGCCGCGCATTGTTCCTTAGCCGCAATCGAGCCGACGAAAGCCGCATTGGGCCGCGAACAATAGGTTCTTCCCGGCCGCCAACCGTATGCGGGCGGCAAAGGCCCGATTTATCGCTAGCGATAGCAACGAAAACCGGGTGCGCACCATACAAGGTGCGCACCTGATGAGGTGCGCAGGTGCGCGGTGCGCAACGTTGAAATCAATCCATGGACCTCAAGATCGAGACCCGGGCGATCGACCGGCTGATCCCTTACGCCCGCAACGCGCGGACGCATTCGGACGATCAGGTCGCGCAGATCGCCGCCTCGATCGCGGAATTTGGCTTCGTCAACCCGGTGCTGGTCGGCGCCGACGACATGGTCATCGCCGGCCACGGACGCTTACTTGCGGCACAGCGTCTCGGCATGAGCGAGGTGCCGGTGATCGTGCTCGATCACCTGAGCGAAGCGCAGCGCCGGGCGCTGGTGATTGCCGACAACCGGATTGCCGAGAACGCCGGCTGGGACGAACAGCTGCTGCGGGCCGAGCTTGCCACGCTACGCGAGCAGGATTTTGACCTCGATCTGCTCGGCTTTGCCGAAGCCGAGCTTGGCACCCTGCTCGATGCTATCAATGTGGATACCGGCGCAGCGGAAACGCAACCTGGCTCACAAGCCAACGAAGCAAGCCCGCCGTCGCAGACGCTTGCCGAGCGCTTCGGCATCCCGCCATTCTCGGTGCTCAATGCACGCGAGGGCTGGTGGCAGAACCGCAAGCGCGCCTGGATCGACCTTGGCATCCGCTCTGAGCTCGGCCGCGGCGCCCCGATCGGTGGCGCGCCGATGCCGATGGACCGCGCCAAGACGAATGAGTCGGCAAGCTTTCGCGATCAAGACAGGCTGAACGCAATCCAGGCGCAGAAGCGCGGCACGGCAAGTGCTGCGCCCGGCGGTTCGCCCTTGCCGGCGGCGGATTACTCGAAATCGAAAGCGCGCGGCGACGGGCGTGGCAAGGCGATCGGCAGTGCCTGAGCAAAAGCCCGCCATCCCGGGAGGCGGCGGCGGGCGCGGCGCCTGGGCGAGGTTCGATCAGGAGCGCCGGGAGCGCATGGCCGCACGAATGGAAAATCTCACCTTCGTGAAAGGCAGCCGCAATCCCGACGAGCTTGACCCGGTCAGCGCCGCGATCCTCGAAGTGGGATCGACCGGCACATCGATCTTCGACCCGGTCCTCTGCGAGATTGCTTATCGCTGGTTCTGCCCGCCCGGCGGCGCGGTTCTCGACCCGTTTGGCGGCGGCTCGGTGCGTGGCATCGTGGCGTCGAGACTTGGCCGCCCGTACACCGGCATCGACCTGCGCGCCGAGCAGATTGATGCAAACCGCATCCAGGCCGAGCAGATCTGCGGTGACCCCATGCCAAAATGGGTCTGCGGCGACAGCGGCGAAGTTATGCCGACGCTCGCGAAGCAAGGCGTCGCGGCCCAGTTCGATTTTATCCTTTCGTGTCCACCCTATGCCGACCTGGAAGTCTACAGCGACGATCCGCGTGATCTATCGACGTTCGAATACGAGGATTTCCGCGCCGCGTACGCGGCGATCATCGCTGACGCCTGCGCGCTGCTGAAGCCCGATCGCTTCGCATGCTTTGTGGTCGGCGATGTTCGCGATCGAGACGGCTTCTACCGAAACTTCCCCGGCCACACGATCGACGCGTTTGAGGCAGCCGGGCTTCGCCTCTATAACGAAGCTATCCTCGTAACGGCTGTCGGCTCACTGCCGATCCGCGCCGGCAAGCAATTCGCGGCCAGCCGGAAGCTCGGCAAGACCCATCAGCAGGTCTATGTGTTCTGCAAGGGCGATCCCAGAAAAGCCACTGAAGCGATCGGCGAAGTCGAGTTCGGCGAGATTGAAGCGAGCGCAAGTGAGGCAGCCGATTTGTCCGGAGTCACCGAGTTATGACGCCGCCCGTTGTCCGCGAGCACGATGGAATCCTCGTCGTCCGCGACGATCTTTTCCCGGGCGGCACAAAGGCTCGCTTCCTTCCGATCCTGTTCGAGGACGCCGATGAGGTGGTTTACGCCAGCGCTGCGGAGGGCGGCGCGCAAACGGCGCTCGCAACCATCGCCGCGCAACTCGGCAAGCGAGCCACGATCTTCGTCGCCAAGCGCGCGCAGCCGCATCCACGCGCGCTGATGGCAAAGCGGCTCGGTGCGACGATAATGCAGGTCTCGCCGGGCTATCTCAGCACGGTCCAAGCGCGTGCGCGCGAATACAGCCGCCACGCTGGCGCGCGGCTCGCGCCGTTCGGCGTGGATATGCCGGAGGCGATTGAAACGATTTCAGCAGCGGCCCGGTCTATCGGTATCGAGCCCGACGAGGTCTGGTGCGCGTCCGGCTCGGGCGTGCTGGCGCGCGCACTCGCAAGTGCATGGCCGAAAGCGCGCCGGCACGTTGTCCAGGTCGGCCGCCGATTGGAGCCGAAGGAAGTCGCGGACGCGACGATACACGTTTACTCGCTGCCGTTCGGGCGAGAAGCGAAAAGCAAAGCGCCGTTTCCGTCCGACCCGCATTACGATGCGAAGGCCTGGGAGCAATGCGCGGCCCGGAAGGGTCCGGGCCGCGCGCTGTTCTGGAACGTTGCCGGGCCGGCGCAGCCTTAGCGCGCCGCCTGCGCCTCAAGCGCGACGACGCAGAGGTCGCGGTAGCGCGCAATGGCCTTCGGGCTTGAGCTGACCGGGTTGATCTCGAACGCGCGGAGGCCTTTCAGGTCGCCGGCCTTGGCGAGTTCAACCACGCTCGCGAGCTTGTTGCGGAATCGCTTGTGCGTCTCCGCGCTGAAATCCGGCGGCTCGGGCAGCTTGCCCTCGCGGGCCGCCGCCTCGATCGCGGCCCGCTTGCCGAGCCGGCGCACTGACGCCGGTTCCTGCTTCGCAGCAGCCTTCTGGGTCTTCTTGCTCGTCGCCGGCTTGGCGGCGCGCTTCGCGGGTTTCTTCTTGGCCTTGCTCTTCATCGGGTTCTCCATGTTGGACAGGATTGCGTTGGTCACGAGGCCCGATCGACCGTCGGCCGTGACGCCGTAGATCAGCGGGCGCCTGCCGTTCGGATGCGTCGCAACCAGGTTGCCCGCCTTGACGAGCGCTTCCTCAAGCGTCTCCGCGGTCTCGGTTGCGTACCGGCCAACGCCGAGGAAGAGCGCAATGTCGAAGCGGACCGCCTCAGCGACGATGTTCGCGTTCGCGACATCGGCGGGGTGCGGTTTGCGATCACGTGCCATTAGCGGCTCCACCAGTTGATCGGGGTGGCCGCAGTCAGGCTCGACCGGCGCCCACGAGCAACTGGAGATGGACTGCTCTCTGAGCATGTCGGCAAAACGAGAGCAGCATGGGACTCTCGCGCAGGGCGTACGCGAAGCATCGCGGAATTACCGAGAATGCGGTGCGCAAGGCGATCGCCTCTGGCCGCATTGAGATTGAGCCCGACGGCACGATCGATCCGGTAAAAGCCGACGTGGCTTGGGCCAAGCGGACCGACCCG